GGAGAAACATAATGGCTGATAAATACACGGTGGGTGCAAGCCCATCACAAGAAAAAAAGCACGTGCAGATTACACGCTCTTGGTCAGAATCAAGAGAAGAAATGTTCACGATTGCTGACCTTGAAAGACGAATGGCAAATTGCGACGAACAAATACAAAGTGCAATAGACCGCAAGGCTGAATTGGAAGCGAAAATTAAAGAAGCTGAAAAAGCGATTGGCTGATGGCGTTCAATAACGCATCTAACGTATCTATGGGCGACCTTAGACGGATTGTGGATGGACAGGCAAATTCATCAACCAAATCAACTTCGCAGTCGAGTTTAAGGGCTACGCTTGCTAATGCGAGTAGCGGTAGTGTTTCACTTTGGGATTCGTTCAAGGCGGGTTCGAGGGATATTACCTTCAACCCAAGTAATGCGGGAAATGCCTACACATTAAGCGATGACCAAACATTCACGGCTACCATGAGTTATCCGAGTAGTGGTACTTACTTCCAAAGCCGTGTAATGACCCCAAATTCAAGTTCACTACAAAGTATGTGGGATGCGACAAGGGATAGCGGGGATGATTCAATTAGTTATGGCACAAAGACTTCAACGCAATTCACATTCACTATAAGCCCAGCGGGTACAAGCACCACAGACTTTTGGACGGTGGAACAAATCGTGCCATCAAGCACGGCTTTTGAACGATTTTACTGTAATACCACAGGCGGGAACACCATCCATTCTGAGCAAATGACTATTTACGATACTTCTGGTGGTGGTGGTGGTGGTGGATTTTAGAATTAACAAACAAACAAACGAGGGAATAAGAAAATGAAAGTAAAAGTAGCACAATTAGTAGGAAGTAGCGAACCGTTGGGTAAGCTAATGACACAACCCATGCCGAGTGCAACCGCTTTTCGGTGTGCAAAAACATTGAAAGCCGTACAAGCGGAATTGGAATCATACGACGAAGCACGGAAGAACTTAATTGAACAACATGGAAAAGACGGTGAAATCAAACCCGAAGATAAAGGGTGGAAGAAGTTCATAGCGGGTATGGAAGAACTCATGGAAACTGAGGTTAAGGTTGATGCTGAAAAAATTAAAGAAGAAAATCTAAGCAAGGTGGAAATAGCACCCGCAGATATACTTGCGTTGGATTGGATAATTGAAGAATAAATGCATTGAGTTGCGGTGGGGGTAGGAGAATAAGGAATAACAAATATGGCTGATTTACACAAATACACATCAAAAGAAGTATTGAATAAGGTTTTATATAACAATACATCTTTAAATACATACGCATTGTCAGAGGGTTTGAATACGGTTCTTGACTCTGCTAACGACAGGCTAAAGATACGGCTTGAAGGTGGTACAGTAGATGGTAGCTTAACTGTGACTGGCGGATTGACAGTCGAAGGCGCAACTACTACGATTGAAAGTCAGACAATAACGGTTGCGGATAAAACTTTTGAGTTAGCAGTTCCAAGTTCAGGTTCTGCCACAGATGCTACCTCAGACGGAGGTGGATTAATACTTAAAGGGACTACGGATAAGACTATCCTATGGAGCAACGCAAATGATAGATGGGACTTTAATCAAGGTATTGGTCTTGGTTCTAATTCTCTCTCAGCAGGGGCAACTACGGTTGATTCCCTAAGCGTATCCGATGGCAATATAACAAATGTCGGGGATATATCTTTAGACAGCATTTCTTCTGATGCTGGCACTTCAATTAATGTGGTTCTTGGCTCTGATGCAGGCGATGACTTCACAGTAGATACGAGCAAACTGGTGGTTGAAGGTGATACAGGCAACGTCGGGATTGGTACTACGAGTCCTGAAGGGAAATTGAGTATTACTAAGGGTAATGAACTTGGATTGCTGTCAATCCGAGAAGCTTCAAATCTTTATGGTTTTGACCTCGGGCTTGACCCTTCCACAGGGGACGGAGTATGGCGTAGGATTGTTAATGATGTTAAAACAGAAGCATTTAGGGTTCAAAGAAGTTCAGGCAATGTCGGAATTGGGACTGCGAGTCCTTCAACATCTTTAATGGTGCAAAATGGTACTTCGGAACCTGAAATATCATTATTTCATGACTCTGGTAGTAATCAAGGTATAGGCAGATTAGTGCTTTATACAGATGGTTCTGGGGCTAAAGAAACAGTTGCCCATATTGAGTTACGACAAGAAAGTGGGGGCGGTTCATCAAGAAAAGGTGAGATAGCCTTTGCTGTAGGCGATAATGGTGCGCCAGCAGTAGGAGCTTGGTTTGATAATAATTGCAATCTTAATTTTGCAAATGGTAAGGGAATTGGGTTTGCAGCAAAAACACCCGATGGAACTTCAATGTCAAGCGAACTCCTCAACGATTATGAGGAAGGGACTTGGACGCCTACTATGGTTCAAACAAGTGCATCAAGCATAGTTTATAATGGTGATAATGGTGGCGGTTATACAAAAATTGGTAGACTTGTTCACTTAACCGCAGAAGTACATATTGATAGTTATTCATCTGGGAGTGGCACTATTACGATAGGAGGTATTCCTTTTGCCAATGCAGTAAAAAGGGCACAAGGTCAAATTAGTTTGGCTGATGGTTTCACTTTCGCTGACCCAGACGATGCAAGTCAGATGACTGTGGAACTTTCTGGTTCATCACTTTGGATATCAGAGAGTTATACAAGCGGTAGAGCCGATTGGAGTCATTCTAATCTATCTACATCTGGATGGAGATTTTGGTTCGCCATCTCTTATATGACTGCAACTTAAAAATTTTAATTGGATAATTAAATGGAACAAATAATAATAAGGAGTCAAAAATGGCTTTAACAAAAGAAATAAAAGTAGATAAAATAGAAGTTGTGGGAGACTACAAAGCAGTTCAATGCCGTGAGGCTACCGTGGTTAGTGAAGATGGTGTAGAAATTTCAAGAAGTTTTCATCGCCACGTACTTCACCCCGATTCAGATATTAGTGGTGAACCACAAGAAACGCAGGACATCTGTAATGCGGTTTGGACGGATGAAGTGAAAGAAGCTTGGGCAGAAAAGCAAGCTGAGAATGGTGAGTAGTATTGTACGCAAGCGGGTAGTATAGTCCGCATGAGCTGGAACTACAGATTAGTCACCGAAACTAAAGAGGGGAAGAAACTCCCTCGCCTCGCAGAGGTCTATTACAATGATAATGGAGAACCGCAATTCTATTCCAACGAGTCATTATTCAAAAATCTCTATTGGGCGATAATCGTGCCGATAAAGGATATTTTTAAACGTAAGCCACTTAAAGATACCGATATGGTGAAAGGTGAGTGGTGAATATCGCATGGCGAAAGGACTTAGTGCAGACAGCCAAATACATATCTCAGTTGCCCTTCTTGTCAAAGCAGTATTGCTGGTGGCATTCGTTACTGGAGCATGGTATCAGGCACAGATGAAATTTGCTGAAATAGATAGAACATTGAATGATTTACATGAAGAAGTGGTAGTGTTGTCATCACAGATGCAATCAATTCAGCAAGAGCATATACAAGATTTGGAGTCTCAGAAAGAGATACTTGAGCAAGAAAATAGAACTTTAATGCAGAAACTGGGGTTAAAAAGATGATAATTAGAAGAAGTTCTCAAGGAGAAAATATTCGTATTTATAGAAATACCACTCCTAATGCGACTAGAATTAGAAACTACAAAGATGGAAGCACACAAAGTATACAATACCCATCATCTTATACATATTTTGTTACCGTTGAAGGCTCGGTAGTTAAAAAGACTAATAGCTTTAAAGTTGCAGAGGAAACTTATACTGGTGAATGTAAAAAGAAATACGATAATGCGCATGGTAGGATTAAGATTGGTAAACATAAAATGATAAATAAGGTGTGTACTTCAAAAGAAGATTATCCTACTTCTTCAAATACTAAAGATGAAATAAAATCATTTTTAGATATTAGAAGTATTAAATATGAATCTACTGATACAAAAGATGAACTATTAAATATAGTTACTGATTTAAATCCATATTCAAAGATAGATTTGTGAATAATTTAATTGATAAAATGATAGTTAGTTCTCTATTTATAAATAGTATTTTAATTGCTGTAGTTATTGCTCAAACAAGCCATAAATTAACTACTGCTATTTATATGGGATTATTGGTCACATTAGGTTTAAAAATTACAAAAAGAGTTTGGGATGATTGAAAGTTACGCAGAGTATGGAGCAATAGGAGTCATTGTATTGCTTTTTATAGGCATGATACAGTTTTTAAGAAGTACTCTTATGGGTAAATTGCAAGAAATAGAAGGTATTTGTATAAAACTTATTGACAGATGGAATAGAAGTGATGAGACTAGAGACAGAAGGCATGAAGACTTATTAAAAGAATTAAATGATGTTACAGATGATATAAATTATTTGAAGGGTAAAATAAATAGGAGTTAATATGCCGAAAGTAGGAAAAAGACATTTTGCATATACTAAAAAAGGGAAGAAGGCGGCTAAAAAATATGCAAAAAAAGTTGGAAAAAAGGTTACTAGAAAATCCAAAAAGTATTAGTATGAATAAAGCTCAGGTAGACAAGTGGAGAGAAGGGGTAGATGCTCGTCTTGAAGAGCTTACAATTATGAGTGCTAAGAGAAACAGTCAACTTTTTCACATTGATGAAACCGTACAAGATATTAAAGTTATGGTTAAAGAACAAAATGGAAGAGTTCGGTTGTTAGAACAACAAACATCCGCTATGAAAGCAATAGGCTCTATTATCGCAATTGCTTACTCAGCGGTCATAACCTGGTTATTCAATAGGAGTTAATATGAGTGAATTAGTGAGTTTTGTCGCAAGTAATTATGTATCAATCTTATCATCTATCGCAAGTATAGTTGGTGGATTTGCAGTACTAGCATCTTTGACACCTAATAAAAGTGATGATAGAATTGTGCAGATAATTCTTGATATAGTCAACTTTGTAGGTGCAAATTTTGGCAAAGCCAAAAATGACAAGTAACAAGGAAGAACACAATGCTGAAAAAGATGATAGGTCGATTAGTTAAGAAGCACGGTATGGTAGGTTTATTGATTATGATTGGAGATGTTGCCGTTAAACAAACTAAGACCAAAAAGGATGATGAAGTCTGGGCTGAAGTTAAGGAATTATTAGAGTCATTCTAACATGCCAAAACAAATCTGGAAAATAGATGAGTTTCATGGTGGGATAAATTCTCACGCTGACCCCAGAGATATTCTAAACAACGAGTTGGCTGCCGCTACGGATGTGGCAGTCAACGAGTTGGGTAAAGTTAGAACTCTTGGTGGTAACGAGGCAGTTTGGACACAACCCGACGCAGGTGATTCAACAATAGGATTACAACCTGGGTATGGATTATTTCAATTTAGTAATGACATGGATGGGGCGGATGCTACTGGTGATTTATCTGTTAGTAAAACAAATTATTTAGCATTAGCTGATACTAGAGAAGGGACTGCGACTGTATTAGATATATCAGCTGGTGGAGGTACATGGTCTAATGGGGCCACAGCTGGAACTGGGGCTGGATTTTCTGATGCTGTTTCTGCTAAAGCAGATATGTATTATGTAGATGGAGTACTAAGAGTTAATGATGCTGACTTTGGGACTAGCTCATCTCCTACATGGTTTGGGTATGTTGGTGATAACGGTGCTAATAAAGATATGATGGAAAATGCATCTACCTCGGTATCTTTAACTCAAAAGTTTTACGATTTGCCCTCAAAACCAGAAAAACCAAAGTCTTCAACTTTTGCGCCAGATGAAGCAAATGGAGTCGCAGCTAAAACTTATACTGAAGCAAATATTGGCATAGTAACACAAACTGAGTTTGCAGGTGGAAGTGGAGATGAAACTTATACTATAACTGATGATAACATTAAAGCAAGTAGTGGCCCAACCACTATAAACTTAGTTACTGTTACAATAGATGTAGATAGCGATGCGGAGGGTTCTAGCTTAAGAGGTTCTTGGGATTATGATTTAATAGTTAGACAAAATGGAGGTGGAAATTCTATTACAATTACTGGAGTAACTGGTAATGGAGCCACTCAAAATCAACATCAATTTTCTTATCCTAGTGGAGTAAGTGTAGGCACTACTGATTGGGAAATTCGTTTGGAAGTAGATGGGATGTCTCAAGATATAGTGGGAATTTCAGTTTCTAGAGCTGTATTTGAAGAAGCAGCCCAAGCTTATACAGACCATACAGCAATATTAGCTAATGATGAACATATATTTCATGTAGCATTAGACCAACCAGGAAGTGACCAAACTGGAGCTTTCGGATGGGATGAAACTTGGCAAGTAGGAATGAGTTTAATATATGATGGGAATCAAGAAAGTCTTATATCTGTATTAAAAAATAAATCAGGAGGATTAGAATCTTTTTCATATACAGAAGGAGCTAGGCCTCCAGCTGCAGCTATATTTTGTCAATATTCTGCTAATTGGAATAAAAGAATTACAGGAGCTGTTGTTTATATGAAAAGACTTCTTGATAAGCAGTGGTATCCACAATATGAATTAGATTTTGTAAAGGGGATGGGAAAAGCTATATTTTCAAATGTAGAAAGAGCGGTTACATATACAACAATAAATAGTGAAGCTCATTATATTTTTCAATTTGCATATGATGATGTATTAGAACCTCAATTTGCACTTACATATGAATCAAGAACTGGTATAAGTCATGAAGAAAAATCTATATCTTCAATGTGGAAAACATCTTGTGTTGCAAATAGGAGAGCATATATAGGTAATTTAAAAGTATTTAATGAGGATGGGACTACTGAAGTACACAACGATAGGATGGTGAGAAGCCTTCCAAATAAGTTTGATATATTCCCAATATCTGAAAGCGTTGATGTTGCTATTAATGATGGTGAATCTATAACTGCTTTAATAGAGTTTAATGATAGAATACTTCAATTTAAGGAACGAACTTTATATGTTATTAATGCTTCTCAAGATACAGAATTTTTAGAAGATAAATTACCATATAGAGGAGTATCTCATAAGGCATCGGTATTTAAAACAGAATATGGTATTGTATGGGCTAATAAAAATGGTTGTTTTTTCTATGACGGTAGAACAGTAAATGATTTATTAGAAAGAAAAGGAAGGCCTTTAATTACACAAGGTCAATGGGAAAATTTTTTAGGAACATATCCTCTTGTTGGATACTCTCCAAAGAAAAGACAGGTAATAGTTGTTGATGATATTTCCAATAATACAAATGGAGCTGGAGATGCTTCTGATGGCTCTTGTTATATATATGATATGATTACAACAAGTTGGGTTAAAGGAGCCGCTGGGACATTTGATGCAACGGCAAAATCAAATTTTGTAATAGACTGGAATGGAGATTTATTACATGCTTCAAGTGACCAAACTAATGATGCATTAGGAGCAGTCGAATTATATAAATGGGATGACTCTGCTGATACAACTACTAAAATGTCTTTAGTAACAAAAGATATAGATTTTGGAACTCCAAGTCAAAAGAAATCTGTTAAGAAAGTATACTTAACTTATAGAGGAGAAGGGAATAATGTACAAATTTATTATGGCCCAGATGGTGGATTTACTTCAACCTCTTATACTTTTAACAGAATAACTTCAGGCACAGATGGCACAAGTACCAATGCAGACCATACTACAGCTGCTAAATGTATTCCATATGATGCAGGTACTACTGATTGGCTATGCGCAGAATTAAAACCATCAGCTGGCTCAGTTACTTGTAATAGTTTTGGAATTAAGATAAGTGGAGATGAATCAGCTGCTATTGGAGCTAATTTTGAAATCAATGATATATCTATAGTATATAGACCTAAGTCGGTGAAATAAAGAATTGATTTACATGGATAAAAATATTAACTTTCGGAAATATAAAAAGGTCTAAAATGGCGCGAATATCTCAGTATAAATCCCTCGGTAAAAAGTTGGGTGGGTACAAGGCTACTCAATCAAAAGTGCAATCTTTAGAGTATGCTAAAAGGCATGCTGATTGGAAGGCTGGAGAACAAAAAGCATTGTATGGACAAATAGGTGGAAGTATCGCTAATATTATTGGGATTGCCCAAGAGAAAAGACTTGCGAGAGAGCAGTCAGATATGATGGCTAGAGAATTTGGGATTGACCCAGGCGGGAAATTTGCTAAGAGGGTTACAAAAGAAGGAAAAAAAGATAATCCATGGTTAAATCAAACTGATGCAGAATTTTGGGCTGAATATGATGCTGAAAATCCAATAAAAGATACTCAGTCATCTTTATTTGAGGGGGAGCCAGGAGAAACATCTCCTATCCCTGACCCAAGAACAGAAGAAGCATATCAAGAAAGTTTAAAAAGATTTTCCCCATCTACTGATAAGTCTGCTTTTCAATTAGAAAGCGAAGCTTTAAGAACGGCTTCCCCCAAACCTAAATTGGATTATTATCCAACACAGCCTATAGAAAGTGAATATCATAAAAGTCTGGAAAATGTAGTAGATACTAGAGGTGTAGTCCCACAGAAAGAACCAATTGCTTTGAGTAGAAGAAATTTTGATGAAAATATTCCATCTTCTATAACAGATGATATGGCTTTCGATGTTTTAACAGATACAACTCTTGGAGATTTTAATTCTAGTAAAGACGATGTAATTAAACAAGCTAGAGCAGTTGGCGGTGATAGAGCAGATGAATTAGAAATGGTATTTGGAATGGAATCTAGTTATGGTCAAGACCCTAAAGCTAAAGGGAATATTCTTCAAATAAAAAACAAAGGATTGCTTAAAGAAGCTGAAAATATAGATTTAGGGAATCCAACTCAAGTTGCTAATTTTTATGTTAATAAGACTTCTGAACTAACTAAAGATTTTAGAGAATATAAAGTTCAAGGAGGAGATTTAGCCATATCAAAAACAGGAAAAACTTTTGATATATTTGGAGCTTTAGAATCTGAAGGTATTGATGAATCTGGCACTAGATACTTGACTTGGCAACAAGGAAGAGCAGGAGTCGCAGATATAGCAACTGCTTTAGAAACGGGTAAAATAGGTAAGAAAACAGTTGAAAATATGTTAAATAATTTATCTGAAGACCAGAAAAAATCTATTATAGCTGCTCATGGCAAACCTCCATATGATGATACAAAATTATTAGGGTTTTCTAAAAAGAGTGGTACTAAGAATTTTATTCAAGCTTGGCTTAAAATTCAAAGTACAAAAATGAAGGGATATAAAAGATAATGGCATTTGCAACAGCGGCAGCAACAAAAGCAGCCACATCCGTGGTTCCAGCCGTGGCTCCGACTCTAGGGGCAAGTCTAGGAGCTGGTTTAGCCTCTGTTGGTAGTGCGATAGCGGGAATGAGTAATCCTCTTGGATGGGCCACTTTAGGATTAGGTGTTCTCACCAGTATGTCTGGAACAGGAGCTGAAAGAGCTGCTGGAAGAAGAAAGATGGGATATATTGGAGAGCAACAGGCTATGCTAGAAGGACAGGGACAACAAATTGGTGAGTTAGCAGGAATGAAAACAGAGCTAGCTACTGATATATATGGGACAGACCTTAGTAGAAGTATGTTTCAATCTGGTCAGGATTTGTACGGACTTACAAGGCAGGGAATGGATTTAACTTCAAAAATAGGTTTTGCTCGTTCTGGTCGGGCTGATTTACAATTACAAAGGGGAACAGAAGCTGCTGTTCAACAATTTGGATTTCAAAGGCAAGGGCTTCAAGATGTATTGGGCCAAAAGTTAATGGATATATCTGAGTGGGAAGGGGCAGAACAAGGGAGATTGGCTTCTGAACAATCAAGATTAAAATATGAAATGGAAGAAGCTAGAGCTCAGAAAAATAAGAAATTTCTAGGAATATTCTAATGGCAAATGGATTAAGTGATATATTAAGTGCTTATAGACAAGGGGTAGCGTCTGAAAGGCAAACAAGACAAGCTGAAATGTCGATGGCTTTACAAGCTATGCAATTTGAAGCTCAGCAAAGATTTAGAGAGGAAGGCAGACAAAGAGAAGATGTACTCAGCGCATTGGATTATGCAAAGAAATCTACTACTGAAGCTATTGGTCAAGATGCATCACAAATATATACAAAGATTAGTTCTCTATCTCCTATTGTAGGCGCCGATATAGACAAAGAGACTGGAGCATTAGAAGGAACAGATAAGATTATTAATGCTTTGTCAAAGCCTATTAATAAAAAAGGACAATACGGATTTACACCTGCTCAAGCTACCGAGATAGTCAATATAGCAAATACATATTCTATGGCAGCTAAGAATCCATTACTTGCACAATCAGCTCAAGACTTAGCTGTAAGTTTTGGTAGAAAAGTTGCAAGAGATTATGATATATATGAGAGAACTGGTTTTACTCAATCTTCTAAGTTTATTAAATCTCTTGAAAGGTCAGGTTTGTTATATAGAGGGCCAGACCCTCTGCAAAGAGACATCTCCTCAGATGTTTTTCTTGGTGTAAATGATGCTTTAACTGCTCTTGATAATATTGATAAAGAAAGAATGGAAATTGCTAAAGGAGATTATAAAGTGGATACTCCAATAACTGTAAGTGGAGTTGCTCAAGATACAGATGTATCTGGCATAGATTTTAATGCTCTTGCAAATCTAGCTGGAGTAAGCCTTGGTTTAACTGGAGAAGAGCCTGGCCCAGCTTTGAATGTTGATTTAGGTGCTATGGATGATACTACTGATGAAGACATACTTGCAACTTTAGACTTTTTAGAAGAGGGAGATGTATCTAAAATTGAAACCAAGCTTTCAGCTTTATCTTCAGAAATATCTAAGAAAAAGGAATCTTTAAGTTCTAAAATTGATGTTCGAGATGCTCTAATTTCTCAAGTAGATGATGCTAAAGAAAAGAATCAGGAATTAATTAAAAAAATTAAATATTTTAATAAGTTAGGCGATGAAGCAAAAGTAAGACAATTAATGAAAGAAAGTAGAAAATTGCAACGCGAGATAAGGTCAGGAAAAGCATCTGAGGAATTAGAAGCTTATAATATGTCGAAAGTAAATCCAAATGCTCTTACTATAGGAGGGTATCATCCAGATTCTATATCAGCTCAAATAGCATCTTTATCACAAGAAATTGGACAATTAAACAAACAGAGAGTAAAACTTGGCGGATAACCTCACCCTTAAATTAAAAGAGGAACTAGAGAAAAGACATGGGAAAGCAGTATCAGAGGCTGATGTAGCAGCTTTCTTGCAATCTCAAGTATTTGTCGGCGGAGTTCCGTCCGCCTCCCCTCAAACACAACAACCTACCCAATCTCTCTACCCGTGGGAAGAACCAGAACCAGCAGAAGCTCCTCCTTCTTTAGAAGTTGGTAGCGCTTTAAATGCTGTGGGAGTTGGATTGTGGAGTGCAGTAGATACTGCATTATTTGGAATTCCTGGTCGGTTTGTTGAAGAAGAAAAGTTTTTAGATTTTGAAGACCCATTAGGTAAATACGCTGGAGCAGTTGGTGGATTAGCTGGATTTATCGCAGGTGGGCCTATGAAATTAGGTGCGAAAGCTGTACAAAGAGTTGCAGCCCCATTTATAAAGAAAGATGGATTTAGAACTGTTGCAGAAGCTTCTAAGGGTATGCTTAAAAGAGCATCTCAGCATGGAGTAGACAAAAAAGTAGCTAAAGATATTACAGGTCATTATAGAAAGCTTGCTCAAAAAGCTCAAATAGACCCTGATACTGCAAGAAACTTTGGTAAGAAAGCAACAGATTTATTAGTTAATTATACAGATGATGCTGTAAGGGCGGGAAGAATTACTCAAGCTGAGTCTATGGCAATTAAGAAAATGTTTGGAGAGAACTTTACTAAAAGACCTCTACAAGATTTTATTGGATTAATGCATGCTAGGGGATTATTTAAATCTAACCCTAGAATGGCAAGAGTGGCTTCTCATGCAGTTAATGAAGCGTTAATGTTTGGAATGATTGATACTGCATTTGAAGGAGTTCGTATCTTTGACCCAACTGACCCAGATACTTATTTTGGAATGTCTAATTTTGATTGGACTGCTCCAATGTGGGGGGCTAGCACTGGTCTTGTATTTTCTCAATTACAATGGATGAACCCAGTAGGTAAGGGAGCAGCTTGGGGTAGAGATTTTAGAACAGGTGTGAGAGCAGCTTTTAGTAAAAAAGCCCCTTACAAAGAATGGAGTAATGACCAATTAAAATCAACAGCTAAATTTTATGGAGAACAATTAGAAAGAACGCTAGAGGGTTCTCATGTTGTATCAATTAATCATGCTGGAAAAACTGCAAGTGTAGGATTATTATCTGAAAATGTATTAAAACAATTGAATCATAAATTCGGAATGAATGAAGGTAGAAATGCATTAGTTGGGTTTCTTGAAAAAGAGAGAAATGCTTGGGGCAAAGAAATAATTAAAGCTTCTATGGGAGAGGGAATACACAATATTGGTAAGAATTGGTTTAGGATGCTTGCTGGTGGAGCCGCTTTTAATTTTCATACTTTTGCTGATATGTTTTTACATGGTACTGAAGTAGGTATACATGATGTATTACCACATTTTCTTATAGGAGCTTATTTGCAGGTTGGAAGAAATCCAGCCAGTTTTGATTTGAACTCTACTAAGATGAATAGATTGCGTACAAATCTATTGGGACTTGGAGTTAAATTAGAAACATTACCATCAGAAATTCCTTCTTTTAAAAATACTCCTAGCAGATTTGTTAATGGAATAAATGAATTAGTACATAAAGAAACTTTAGTTGCTTTTGAAAATAGAGGACTAGGAAGCAGGGTATTTGAGGCTACTGAAGGAAAGCTTCCAGAAGGAGAAGTAAGCGCTAAGGTTCAGGGTAATACTAAGTACGAAAGACTTAGAGAGGAAATGAGTTCTCATTTTGAGTATTTAAAGCCTCTTGATGAAACAAGCGCAAGAGAAGCTAAAGAAGTTGTTGAAATCTTTGAAAGAGAGACTGGGCTAAAAAGTCTTAAAGAATATGATAGACATTTTGATGAAGCTAGTGTACAAAGTACAAAGAAATTAGAAGGAGAGTTTCCAAATATTCTTGAGAAAGTAAAACAAGGAGATGAGTTAGGTGAGTTAAAAATCATAAGAGACGAAAAAGGAAGGTATCAAACCCCTGAGACAATTATAGCATCAGAAGAGTTACTTCAAAGGGCAAGGAATGGTGAGTTGGAATGGATAATAGATGCAAATGGAGAAAAGGTGACTGATGGTAAGTTGGCAGAAAAAATATTAATGGACAAACTAGATGGATATGCGATGGTTGTTGAAGCTTCTGCAGCTATGAAAAAATCGAAATCAATGCCAGCTGGGAAAGAAACTATAGAAGTTAAAAATGAAGGTACACTTAGAAATGTATTTGAGTCTGTTACCAATGCAGAGCAGAGGATAAATGAAGCATTCCCTAGTAAGATGTCTTATTCAGATGCTTTTACTTTTTCTAATTCAGCCCCAGAGTATTTTACTATTATAGGAAGAAATATGGCAATTGAAAGTTCTAAAATGATGAGCCATATTTTTAGTAGAAATTTTGAAAGTAGGGATGAGCTTATATCTCATATGAGAAGAGCTGGATTGCTTGTCGGAGAAGGGGTCACTAATCCTTTATTAAGAACAGACCTAAGTAAAATTGAATTTAGCAAAACAGAAGACGTTGCTCAGCAGGCAAGAGATGTGGAATTAAGAAGAGTTTTACGCAGAGTTCAAATGCTTCAATCAATGATGGGAGGATATGAAAAATCTCAGGATATAGATAGAGTAACAGTAGAAAGAGATAATGTAGAAAAGTTGGCTAGTTTTCTTAGTAATAATGGAATTGATGGAATTGGGAGCAAACAAAAGCTTCCAGAGTGGATATTCCAAGACACTATGAATTACATTATAAGGGATAAAATTAAAAATGCTCCTAATCTACAGCTTGAAGAAATGAACGCTTTTATGAGAATTGCTGATATGGAAATGGCAAATTTCAATATGGATTTGAAGAAAGGTCAGCAGGGGTTTGAGATTTCAATGATTGATGAAGCTTTTGTTCCTTCTGGATTTAAATCTCAAGCGATTGAATATAATAATTTTGCTTTGGAAATAATACAAAAAAGTAATGGTTTAATTGAATCAGCTGGTAGAAAGAAAGTAGTTAATGGCAATGATGTGACTGCTTTATTAGGGGCTTTGCCTAAATATGAAGGAACAGTCGCTCAAGCTCCAGCGAGAGAAGCTTTGTTAGAATTTATTGATAACTTACCGAGAGGACAAAAGATTACTCATGCATTAGGTCAATATGTTATGGAGGGTGGTTCTCCAGATGTAATTAATTGGCTTACTAAGAATGGTGTTTTAGAATATAATAAAAAATCCTCTACTGGTTGGAATACTAATATGGAAAAATTCAATAATGAATTGCAAGCCAGATTACTAAACAGAGTAGAAAAACAAGGATTTACTCCAGAATATGTACAGGAAACAATAAGAAGAGAAGAACAAGCTGCTAGAGCCGCTATGGATGTAGCTTCTTTACCAGATGCAGACCTTAGATTTGATGCTAATAAGTTTTTAGAGAAATATAATTTAGATAGAATAGATTATTCTGTGGAGAGCAAAGAAAGAAAAAGAGAGGTTATTGATGAGTTAATATTATCTAAACATGCTCCAAGAGAAGATAGAGTCCCATCTCCCGATGTTATAAATAATGTTCTTCAAAGAATATCTGTTAAGAATGATAAAGGGGAGTGGGTTGAGTATAAGAATATACCAGAATCAGACAAGACTTATGTTAAAAGAAAGATTACAGAGGATGTATTAAAGTTAATTGCGAGTCAATATAATTCTGTAAAAGTTAATTCTTTTAAGCTTGAAAATGGAAATGTAACAGAGGGAGAAGCGTTTCAACAAGATACTAGGCTTAGAAGATTAATAGGAGATGAATTAAATCTTCCATTAACTATAATAGAAAAAGAAGCTATTGTATATGAACAATTTGGAGGAAGAATCCATAGAAGATTTATTGATATGTTTGGTAATTCATCTGATTTACCTAAGTGGGAAAGAGATAGAATACTACCAATTAGAGAGGAACTTGGAAGGCTTTTAAATATGAGAAGTAGGTCTTTTGGTTCTGAGCATCCAGATGGAATGGTCATATTCCAAATATCAAAAGATACTTCTCCTATTGCGATTCCAAGACAAAGCTTGGAGAATATGAATGGTTCTTATGCTAAGTTTGCAGAGTGGGCTCTAAAGAATAAGAATTTAAATGATGCAATAAAACGTAGAATTACTGAAATAGCTAATAAAATTCAAGATGCAGAAACATATGGGAAACCAACAGAGTATGATTATCAGGTAATGCTATCACAACTTGTGTTTAATGATATGTTAAGAGGTCAGAAAAAGACTAGAAAATTAGAAGATTTTTTAAATGATGTTGATGTAGAAAAGACAATGGGTAGAATTAAATTATATGATTCAAAGAATTTTATAAAAGCTGATAGACAGTTGGTTTGGAGTATGAGTACAGTCTATCGAGAATCATTGAAAGATAATCTAACTTATGAAGCCTTAAATAAAGTAATGAGGCAGGATGGATTTGGTGTTGCGATTTGGAATGATGCCGATTATGCAAATGTAAGAACAGAGGTACAGAAGGTTCTTAAAGATAGAGGGTTTACTGAAAAGCAAATATCTGATTTATTTGATAGAACGTTGGGAGATGCTCATGAAAAAGTATCGTCTTTTGATAGTATAGGATTTGTAAGCAAAGGACAAATGAGATTTTTACATGCTATGCAGGGACATAATCCTAATTCATATAATCCTGTTAAGCCTGTTATAGCTTCTGGTGGTAGAAGTGGTCAGTTATTAATGGGCAAAACATTATTTATTTACGATAAAGCATTAGACCCGTTCTTTGAAACCAATAGTGGAGTTGATATATTGTTAGCGTCGACTGGCGCAAAGGCTTATAATGAAGGTCGTAAGAGAGATGGATTAGACGATACAGTTATAAATCAACCTTATAATAGAATTAACTCTTTAAGACCTATTGGCCAACAAAAAATAAGGAAAATTCCTATTGATGCTTTAGGATTTAAACCAGAAGTTGATTTAGCCTTTAAAGATGCAAAAGAATCTACAAGTGATTTTAATTATATGAGACAGTCTGAACTTGATTTAATGTTTAGACAAAACTATGAAACTGATATAAATCGAGCTGTTCAATCAATGAAAGATTTGAATGTTGACCCTATGAGAATAAGAAGATTTATATTAGATGTAATGGGGGGAGAAGGGTTAGGCATTGACCCAGCTAGCGGGGGAGCTCAGCATTTAAATAATTTAGTAAGATATTCTTCCATGCATGTTGATGCAAATCCAATGTCTTATAGCGAACAGATTGTCAAGAATAAAATGTATAATGTATTTATTAATAGCATTTTGAATGGCAAAAGGTCTTCTATTAAAACAGAGCAAGGTATAGATGCGAGGTATGGTGGTCAATCTCCTATAATACAAGTTGCAGATGCTAGATACAGGTTGAATCCGACTATTGTAGATGCTGATGGTAAAATGAAGCTTCGTGGAGAGATAATGATTGGACAACATGAAAGGTCTTCTAGTTTGTCTGATATAGCAAATAGCGGTAGAGATATGGTTCTTGTTGATGGGGCTAAAGTAATTGACCCTAAAGAGTTTTTTGGAAGTTACCAAACCAAGAGAGAAGGAAAGAAATATATCTGGGATGATATGATGAGAGAAGGCCTTAGCCTTGGCGAATTGTACGATATTATAGAGATTGGAAAGAGGGGTGCAAAACCTGGAAAGATTTATGATGTAGTTGTTGATATGTATGAAAATCCTAAAATTAAGGATAGGACTGGTCAAAATAGAGACATTTGGATTGTAGATAACTTAGCGGAAGCTGAATCTCAACTAAAATCTATTAAAAGTGGGGTCGGAAAAGGAAAGAATTTTGCAAATGAAATTACAAGTTATAAAGACCACTATATTATAAAGCATAAGAGTGGAGACGATAAGCATATATATATAAGAGGGACTGAGCCTGCAGATTTAATCCCAGATACAAAAGGAAGAATAAAAGGGCAACCATATATTAAATATTTACAGGGAGCAGTTGGGACTGGTATATATAGTAAAGATTTACAAATTGGTATATTAACTAATAGAAAACCTCATACTAGGCCAAATGATATGGCTATCCTTGGTTTAAAAGGATTTTTAGAAAAGGAATATGGAAGGGCTGCTCTTGTTAATAGCCTTGATGTTGTTAATATATTTGAAGGTGATTATGATGCTGATAAAGTTGATTATTTTTATGGGGCTAGAAAGCCTATGTACAAATACGCAGAGAGGGCTGCTGGATTATTTGTACAGGGTGTAGACCCTACTTCTTTAAAGAAGCCATCAACATTTAGTTGGGCTGACCCAGCTGAAACAATTGTAAGAAACATACAAGATATGTCTGCAAGTGCCGATGTTGCAAAGAAAGTTATAGGTGTAGTTCAAAAAGTTCCAAGGCTTTTGAATAACTTAGATGGAATAGCAATGTCTGGAGAAAAAGACCCAGCTTTACAATTAAGATTTGGAAATGAAAAACGTATACCTAAGATATTATTTTTTACACCAGGCCCAAAAGGAGAACAATATAGAATTACTATTGATTTTAATAGTCTTGATTATTATACGAGGGCAGCTTTAGAAGCTCAGTATATGATTGATATGGGTGGTGGCGTTAATACAGAACTGATGAGAGATGTAAGAGATTGGAAAGATAAATTCTTGTTTCCACCTATTGACGAAAGCATTACTCCCAACAAAGTTCAAAGGGATGGGCCTGGATTTATTAATCAAAATATTATAAACAATAATGTTTCAAAGCGTTTAAGAATATTTAGAAAGTTTGATAAAGATGGTAATGAGCAAGTATTGACAAGTCTTGAAAAAGATATAATTAAAACTATGATGAGAGAGTATAGTAAATTACTTAATATAGCGGGAGAAAAAACATTTACAGAGATGAGTGAGCAAAGAGCCACTAAGTATGATGATGTATATGAAGCTGCTGATTCTTATTTTAGTTTTCATAGAGATTTAAGTGAAAATCTTTACTATAAGTTAAGATATAAAAAAGATAAATCAGGAAATCCCTATTGGAAAATAGATGGAACTGGTGATAGTCAGTTTAAAGAAATGTGGGCTCCAAAAAGTGTTGAGTATGGACTAAAAGATGATAAGGGCAAAAGAAAGAAACGCTTTGTACCTGAGTTAAATATATTTGATGGTCTTGGTGAACAGATAAAACAAAATAGTCAGTCAATATATACTGGTGAAAAAGGAAATATATTAGAGAGGTCTTTAAGACCATTATGGGAATCTGATGTATTTGGCAATAGAAAAGATAGTAAATTTGAGAATTTGCCAGGCGTTACTGGTGAAATGGTTGGGTATATGGATTCATGGTATCAGCAACTAAGAACTGGAAATTTTTCTGAATATACTGGTTCAATAGAGAATATGCAGTATAATATTATGAAAACAGTAAAAGACCATAATTCTGGGGCTTATTATATTTCTAGTTTAAAACAAAGTGTTGTTAGAACTCAGAATAGAAATGATATTTCTTATCCAGTTAAGAAAAAGATAATTGAGAAAATTAATAAAACTATTAAAGAAGTTGAAAATAAATTAGCGGAAGAATTAGTTAATGATTCATATTGGAAAACTAGAAAAGCTAAAGATTTAAAGAAATTTACTTTTACTCCAGTTGTCGGCAGAGAGGCAAAAGAGGGTGTAATGCAATTTGATACTATAGAATCAATTAAAGAACATTTACATCAACCATTGCGTGATTCGGGTAGAGAGTATTTAAAATATATTAAAGATATAAGGAAGATGTTTTATGGTAATAGCACTTCTCTTGCAGATATATTAAAATATGGAGACAAGAGTGTATTAAATAAGAGACAGTTAGATTTTCTTAGAGATATGCCTACTATTAGTACCTTTGAAGAAGTTCAATATCAATTACTTGCTAAAGGATTAGCAGACTATGGAACTCCTTTTGTATTAGAGTTTATGTCTTCTCCAAGAGATAATTATAACATTGGTATCCATAGAGGAAGATTGGTTTCAATGTCATATGGGAAAACTGGTAGATATAGAAAAGGATTACAGTTTCTTACTAAAATGATTAATGAAAAAGAGGCTGATGACTCTAGAATCAAATTTAATTCATCAGAGAAACAAATTGCTGGGCAATTGTTAAGAATAATACAAACAACAGAGGCTAACTTTGAAAGATTTTATAATAAAAAATATGATATGCGTAATTTTGGAGACCCTAATTATACAGTAAATATAGGGACTAAAGATAATCCGATTAGATTTAGCCTTGGTGATATTAGGCTTCCCAGCTTTGGAAAAAATTTAGAAAAAGTTGCAGGTGATTTTAGCAGTATAAGATGGACTAGAGATACAAATAGAATAAGCAGTGGTTTTGAATTGATGAATGATAATTTATTAAGTTTCTATACAGATATAATGAATTTATCTGGCAAGCAAGCTGAGTTTAAAGATTATCTTGATACTATGCATGGATTAAAAGCTGATATGATTTCAAATAGAACAATTGACCCTATTAAATATTTAGCAACAAGAGCTACAATAGAGAAGGATGTTAAAAGGTTAGTTAATGAAGTATTAACTGGAGGTAAAATGGAAGATAAAACAGATGCGACTGTTCAGAGGATACTTAATAATCCTGTATATATTATAAATGGTGGACATGTGGGTTCTGGATTCTTTAAGGGTATATCTTTAGAGCAAAAGCCAGCTTATACATTAAAGAAATTAAAAGAAGTTGTTCAAGTAAAAAATGAATTAAAACGAGCTCAAGAAGAACTTGGTTGGAAGACTGAAAGGTCTGAAAGGCAAGTAGACGAATTTGTAAAAAACTGTATAAAGAAAGGGTAGTTAATGGCTTCTGTATGTTTACCTAATGCAAGAGATTTAGGAAAAGAAATAAAAAGGTGGGCTCAGCTTCCAAAAGTTAAAGCTACATTTAGAGACCCATATGAAGCTGCTATGAAACTTGTAGAAGCTGAGTTCCTTATGCCACTAGAGGAAATAGGATTGAGAAATAATGACATAACTAAAGGGCAATTAAGGTCTTATGAGCATAGATTAAAAGAATTAAATACTGCAATATCAAGAGGAGATTTAGGTAATGCATTTGTAACCTCATTTTGGCAAACATCACATCAGGGTAAAAAAGACCCTGTTATTGGTTCTGTATTGAGAAATATGCAGAGGTCTGATTTTTATTTTAGAGAACAATCATCTACTAATAAAAACTTGATGCAAGGTATGATGGGAAGTATAGAGAAAGAAGCTATTTCTAGAGGTATTATAAGCAAACTTGGAATAAAGGCGAGCGGTGTTCAGAAAGAAATGAGAAAACTTGACAATGCATTACAGCAAGCCATTGTTGATTATAAAAATAAAGAGACTGTTAGTACTAAAGAAATTGAAAAAGCACAAAAAAAGATAGATTCATATATCAGCGATACATATTTGAAAGTTTATGATGATTTATTATATACAGTAGAAAATGACCTGGGTAGATTAGAGTCTAAAAAGTTTAAAACTCTTTCGGAGAAAGATAAGAAAAAGGTTAGAGAAGGAAAGTTAAATATAAAATTAGATGCTTTAGATTTAGCAGAAGCAAAGACAAGGGATGGGTCTCCATTAAGTAAAGATATGTATAACGCGTTAGTTAGTTATAAAACACTTATGGATGGGTTATATAAACAATTAAAGAATGGAGTTGATGCTAGGATAGATAGTATTATAGAAAGGATGCAAGTATCTCAAGGAGGTATGAGTCTTGCTAAACTTAAAGAAGTAAAGAAAAAACTTCAAGATAAACTGATGCCAAGATATGAAGGAAATGGATTTTATCCTCATTATACTAGAGATTTACACGTTGATTTTATGAATGGTTTGATGCCTCATTTTGATGCGATACAAAATGCTTCTAATTTATATATTAAAAGTAAAAGTAGCAATCAAACATTAAGACAAGTCGTAGATGGTATGGATAATTATATAAGCAATCATGTTAAAACAAGAACAGATGATTATCAGTATAGTAGAAACTTTCTTAATTCTGTTACTAATTATATTAGTGACGTAAATAGATTCAATTATCAAGCATTTATGGATAAGCATTATATAGAAGGGCTGACTGCAGTTGAAAGAATATATAAAACAGATGGAAATGCTAAAGGATATGGTGAAAATATTGCTAAATATATAACAGATTTACATACAGCTGCTAATGGTGATATGAATTTATCTCCTAAAACTAGAGCATTAATGAGAACTATTCTTGGGTTTGAGTTTATATCTAAACTAGGTATTAACCCTAGAGGTGCATTAAGAAACTGGTTTCAGAGATTATTAGATTATGTGGAGTGGGGCCCTGGCCAAATGAAGAGGACAAAGGAAGTTATTAATAGAATGTCTGGAGTTACTGAGGAAAGCTTAGAAACTGAGCTGAAGAAAGTTGGATTATTATTTGATGAAGTTTCTCCTCAATTAATTGAAAGTGAAATAAAAGGGCAAGCATCTACCTTTAGACAATTAACATTTAACGAACAAACTGGCAAACATGAATTTCATAAACAAGGAACACTTGAAAAGATTGCCGATAAGGTAGGATGGGCCGCTGGTAAATCTAGTATATTGCATAGAACAGCAGAGAACTCTAACCGTAAAAGAACATTTAAAATAGCTTTTGCTCAAATGTATGATTGGCTTGATAGCCCTAGGTATAGAGAAGTAATGAAAGACAAAAATCCAGATGTTACAGAAAAACAAATACAAAACAGCATTAAAAGACGAGCAAGAAACTATGGGATTAACATGACAGTATTAAATCATTTTGATTATGCTGAATATGCTAGAAGTAAATGGACTAGAAATCCAGTGGGTAAATTCATGTTCCAATTTCAACATTACAGTTTTGAGTTCTTCGAACGCAATTTAAAAATAATGAGAGAAGCTAAGCATGATGTATTGTCTGGAAATTTTAAGCCAGGTGAGAATGCTCAAGGATTGTTTAAAGCATATAATATGGCAAAAGCATATTTTTTAGCACCAGTTATCGCAGCTGCTTTGACAGGTATGGATTTTGATAACATTATTGAACATGACACAGCAGAAAGAATGAAACAGTTAGCTGTAGCATTTACTGGTGATGAAGATGAAATTAAAGAAGCTTTTTATGGTAAAGGGCCTATTATAGCAACATTTGGTGGCCCAATTACATCTGACCTCATAGATATAGGAGTCATGATGGATTTTATAAACATAGATGACGATGGATTATTGGCAAAAATATCAGGTATGGAGAAATACGACCCCAATACCCGCTCCACGAAGACGTCGCAAGGTCTAAGGATTCTTAATACCGCTGTTGGTAGAGCATATGAACAGCATATACCACAATTATTATCAGGAAGAATTGGATGGCCTTTACAAGCAGAATTTGGATTGTATCCCACAGCCGAAGCTAGGAAGAAACAAAAAGCCCAACAAGCTGCTAGGGAAAAAATATTACCTAAAGAATTAGAATTAGCTCTTCAAGCTTTAGAAAGAAGACAGTAGGTTTCGGCAGGAAAAATACCAAAACCTGCCGAGAGCCATATCAACCTACTGCCTAATTATGATTTTGCAAAATTAAAAGATTTTTCCATAACTTCACCAAATTCCATTATACCTTTTAATGTAGAATAAGTAATTATTTCTTGTTCTTCCGTTGTAGATTTTTCAGCTAATTTCATTAGATTTAAATTCGCTTCTAATATCATTCTTAGCATTTCATAGTTAGTTGAATTTATATCTGCATACTTAATCTTCATTGGCTCTTCTCCAAACTGCTATGCATATTGCGTCTGATGTATATAATGTTGCTTTGTCATAAAAACATTTTGCTATTTTTTTCAATTCTTGTTTCCTCTCTTTTTTATTTTTTGGTAAACTAAAATCTTTTTGCCATACTCTTGGCATGACTAATTCATAGTTTATATTATTTGATTCTAAGATTCCTATCCAAGCTCCATAGTTCATTCCAAATTTAAAAGCTGAGCTTCTAGCGTCTGTTGGAAATGCGTGAACTTTTTCTAATGTACATGTATAAGAATTTTTATTAATTGATTTAACTAACTCAGCCATTTCTTTAAATGTTGGCGGGCATTTATAAGCTTCAACATAATCATCATGTAATATTGCTATTCCCCCAGACTTGCCAGGGTCAATTGCTATATATTTTTTTTCAGAAGATTCTGTTTTTACTTTTATCTTTTTGGTATCTCTTGCTATTTTTTGCTTTTGTGCCATAATATTCTCTAGTTGCACATTTTTTGCATATTATTAGTTCTTTTTTTGATATTGGAGCTGTATAATGATATACATAAGAAGATTCTAAAGAACTACACATTTCACATTCACTTCTTTGAGCCTTTAGTATCTTTTTTATCTTTGGTATCATTAAATGCTAATTCTCTATTAGAATAGAATTTACACTTATTGCCATTAAATCCCACCATATAACTTCCAACATTGCCATATCTTGCTTTTGCTGATATAATTTTACTTTCGTATCGGTCATATGATGCGCTGTCAAAGTTATATCCATAGAATACAAACATAGCAGTTTCAGCTGTTTGTTCTATAACTCCACTTTCTGAATAATCACTCATTCTGGGTTCTGGGTTTATCCTTCTGTCCATTTCTCTGTTTAACTGACTTAATAGGAAAGCACTAGCATTTTCACTTTTACATATCCATTTATACTCTTGCATTATTTTTTCAATTTCAAATCGCCTTCCTTCGTTCGCTCCATCAGCTTGTATTAATTGAATATAATCGTCAATGATTACATCTGGTTTATGTTTTGCTATCTCAGACATAGTATCACTTAAACATCTGATATGGTCATACATTATAAGATTAGCGTATTTTTTCTTTATATTCTTTAATTGCATTTCCATTAATACATCAGAGCCATCACTAAAATCATTTCTTCTAACATTAGCATATAATAGATGAGAGTCTTCAAGTACACACATCTTTTTAATCATTTCAGTATTACTCATCTCTCTATTAAATAACATAACTTTTAGCCCTTGTTCTATTAATCTCTTTAATACATTTATCATTAAAGTCGTTTTACCATGACCTGGCCTTCCTCCAAGAACTGTTATTTCTTTTCTAGTCATTCCCCCTGCGGGGTAATCAAGAACTTCCATACCAAAAGGAATAATATTGCCACCTTCTTTAATATTTATTTTAGCTTCTTCTACAATATCTTCTATAGTTTTTGCTCTTGAGGGCTGTATTTCTTTAAGCTCATCCACTAATCTTGTATGTTCATCAAGTATTTTTTGTATGTCTTCTCCTTCATCAAAACTTAGATTATACAGTTTATTAGCACTTTTAGCTGTTTCTCTTTGTATATATTTTTCCCAAATAATTCTAGCATATTCTTCAACATTAGCAGTTGTTGGTACTTTTTCTGGTAATCCAGTTAAATAATATCCAGAGAAAGCATCATCATTTTTATATAACGCTTTAGATTTCTCCATTACAGTTACTATATCTATAGGAGAGTTTTCTTTATATAATGCAGTAATTACCTTCCATATTCTTTTATTTTCATTATTATAAAAGGCATCACTTACTCTAATCCACGGTGCTACTTTTTCATATATATCTTTACCTTCTAAGAGTACACTACCAAGTAAAGATTCTTCAGCATCATAACTTTTAGGAAAAGGTTTTGTTTTCATATTGTTCCTTTCTAGAACATCTCTATTTGTGGAGGTTCTGTTTTATAATTTGTTATAACTAGTTCAGTAAAGTACTTAATGTCATCTGCGTTTCTTCCAGCGTATTGAGTTTCTATTTCATAGATATTATAATCAGAGTATATATCTCTAATTACTTCTCTATCATCATAGCTAATCATAAAGTTAGCTCCACATCTATCTATGTAATCAATACATTCTCTCATGTCTTCATGTTCATCTATACCGAAGTCTGCCATATAATAATCTCCACGTTCTGTAGCTATTATATATGGAGGGTCTAAATACCACATGTCACCTTCTTTTGGATTGTAGTCAATTACAAGTTTTCTAAAATCTAAATTTTCAATTGTTGTGTCATCGAAAAATGTTCTGGAATATTTTAAGTTTTCTATTATCTCAGAAGTATTCCAAGTAGAGGTTTTAGAGAAACTACCATAGGGTATTTTGTTAAATGCATTTCTTATACAATAGAAATATTGAGCAGCCCTATTAACATTTGGAATATCAATATCTTTTGTAGAATGAACAGCAGACTTTGCATCATTGAATATTTCTCTGCTCTTAGGAAGCCAATATAAAGTATCAGTTAATTTTTCTAACTGTGTTATAACACAAGTATATAGGTTAACAATATCTTTATCTATATCATTTATGACGCTATATTTAGCTTTATTCTTACGAAAGAACATACTTAAACCGCCTGCAAATACTTCTATATATCTATCATGAGTGGCAAGCATAGGAACAAGTTGTGTGCTTAGTCTAAACTTGCCACCATAATAAGGAATCACCACAGGACAGTCAAAAAACTGTACTGATGTCATGCTTTAGCAGCTTGGTTTGCCCATCTGGTAATGGAAGGGAAGATTTTTGTTTCTAGTTTATGAGTAGATTCATAATCTCTTTTCATAGCATGAGTAGCTACCCACGTAGCAGCATTTAATAAATCCCAAAATGTATGTGGTTTATGGGCTAATAAATACTGAGTTAATGAATCAATACTAAAATCTGGAAACATTTTCAATAAATAATGAACATGTTTAGATTGTATTTCAGTATTAACTAAAACAGGGAAATCATTTTTAAATACTGTTTTAATTGATTCTACAGTATCTTTTATTGATTCATCTATTTTTTCTAAATTAAGATTATAGATTGAATGTTTATTGACTTTATTACTAATAGTAGTACCAATTACTAATCCATTAGAACATACTAATCTAAATGCACCTGCTAAAATATGTAGCTGTACACTTCCATCATAACTATTTCTTAATGTTAAAGTAGGGTTTACATAATCTTTATTATCAATTTTTACTTTAATATCTGGAATTTTCCAAGTCCAATTACTTCTTGCTCCATTGGCAAAAGATTTTTCTTCAGTTAATGTCGCACCAATTTCATTTAATATTGGACTAGCTGCGTCAATAACTTGCTGGTTAGTAATCATCTTATATTTATCCGTCACACAACTAATTATATTTTCAGTATCTTCTCTTACAATAAACTTCCATCCAGTATTGTCTTTGTAATTAAACTCTTTGCCAAGTATGGCAGTCACTTCTTTTACTGGAAACAATGTTTCTTTAGTCATTTTTCTTCCTTCCTTTTTTTATTATCTTGCTCTATTTCTTTTTGAGCTTTAAAAAATTGTTCAGCTGCATATTTAGGCTTTCTAAAACCTTTTCCTGCTAAAAATTCTATTAAACCCTTTTCATCTTGAGTTTCTATTAAATAAGATAACCATGACATTTGTCCCATGTCATTCTCCTTTCTTTTTAAGTTGTTTCTTTTTGTATTGTTTGGCATTATTTAACTCCTTTCAAATAATAGAATGAACCATATCAGGGCAGACCAAAGCTTTCTAGAATCGCTATGCTTTACGGGCTATGGTTCATCCTAAATAAGAGGCGAACTCTGCGTACGCTAACTTTTGAGCTCATTAAGCTGTTTCAACCACGTCTGGTGGAAAGCTATTCGGGATTTAACCTGAAATCTTAGCTAATTCCTTTTTACACGCTTCAGCACCTCGTAATTTAAAGGATAGAACCACTAATAGATAGTTGCAACGTCATAGTCACAGGGTATCTTTTCAACCCAGACCATGTATAATAATAAATCCATTAGCTTGAGCCTATCCTTATAATCCCATTCTTCCTCTAATTCTGTCAAGCAATCTTTGTTGTTCTTGAAGAATTTCGGTAATTTCAGTTAATTTGCTTAAAACCCATTTATCGTGTTTGCTTTTTTTAGATTCTACCTTTTTAGGTTTGATTGGTTTCTTTTTATCAGCCATTTTCTTCCTCCATTGTGCCATCCCATATGACTATAGGAGGGCTTGTTCCGAACCTTTTTTTTTCATTTTCTATAATTTTATCTTTATCTTCATCAAAGGTTCTTATTATTTTTAATAAATAATTAAATCCTTTTCCTTCATACATATAAGCATTTTTAAGATAATTACTTATTGCCATGTGTAATGTTTTATAATTATACATCATGGAATTTGAAATAAAATTACTTATTTGTTTTTTATTATCATTAGAAGGAATTTGATTTCTTATTTTTCTTATTATATTTTTTAATAAGTCTTTATATTTAGTGCTTTTATTGCCCATCATTTCATTTATTTGAATGTCATTATATGAGCTTCTCCAATGTGCAATTTGTATTCCACAGTTAGGGCATTTCATTTCTTATCCTTTTTATATATTCTCTATATTCTGGAGTTCCAACATACCTCCACCATCCATTACCAGATTTAGCGAATAGTTTTCTTCTGTCTTCTTGCCATTCTTTATCATATGGAGCATCTTTTTTATATTTCCAACCTGTAATCCATTCTTTATGATTGTTGTGTTTTTGTTTTGTCTTTGGCCCTCTTTTCTTGTTCATCAAGCCACTCCTTGTTATATTTATCTGCTGTGGTTGGTTCTCCATCTTTCTCTGGAAAATTTCTTTCGTATGCTTCTTCTGTTGTATTACTATATATTATAGAATGAACAGTAAGCCAATCTAATTTATCCCATTTTTTTTCTTTTTTCACTTCTTCTAAATATTTAAATAACATAATTACTCCTGTTCAAAATTTTTACAAATATTACCATAAAAATCTTTTTGACTTAAATGTCCGTTTGCTTGTTGTTCGCCTTCTGTTAGTTGTTGTTTTATTCCAACTAATTCTTTTTTTAATGTTTCGTAAGATGATTTTTCATTATCTTCTCCGAATAAATTAATTTCACCAATTTTTAGTCTTAATACAATTGACTTAATTAGTTGTTCTATTTCTTGTCTTGAGAATTTTATCGTTGCAGTTGATACTTCCATTTTGTGTTCCTTTAATTATTAGGGCTCAGCATAGGTGTTTTTACTCACTGTCTAATGTAATCTTTTTAAGATGATTTCATAGAACAACTGAGCCCTAGCCAACGAAATTAACACATAAGCTGTGTCAACCTCTTAATTTAAAACGGCAAATCGTCTTCAACTTCTTCTTTTGAAATACGTTCACCATCAAACCATTCTGTAATATTGAATACTTTCCAAGCGGTTCTCTTCTCACCATCTTTTTCGTATTCTTCACTTCCCAATTTAGCTAAAACTGGGACTCCTATTACATCGTCTTCTTCGAGCAAAGAAAGTGGAAAATTACCATTTGAATCTTCCTTTAAATTTACTCCAAGAGTACTAAGAAGGTCAAAGTATCTTCTATTTCTTCCAGAACTTTCATTTCCTGTAAAAACAAATGTTCCATTATCTCTGAACCTTTTTCCAACAAGATGTTTACATTTAGCAGTTTTACTTTGTCCTTTTTCATTCAAAACAGCTATTCTTTCACGATTTTTATCTGTCTTGTATTCAAATCCATCCATTTCATACAGAATTTGAGTTAATTCTCCAGCTTCATCTGCAATTTGATATGTAAGATTTACAACAATAGCATCTCCTACTTTTGTTTTGACTTCCCTAGTCCCATATCCAACAACATGAGCTTGATAAAATCCTGGTTCAATTGGTGTAAATGGGTTTTTAGTTGGGTCGTATGTAGCATCTATTTCTTTCATTATTTATTATCCTTATTTACTTTTTGTTCTGTAGTATACTTATTGAATAATTCATGGACTTTAGAATGAAGTTCTTCCATTTTTTTGCTGTATTCACCATTTCCATTCTTAGATAATCCACGAAAATAGAACTGAGGAGTTACATAACTATTATTTTTAGTTTTCATAACTTTTCGAGTTCCTCTTGCTTTACGGCCTACCATACCTGTTTTTTGCATTTCTTCAAAAGTTTCGTCAGTTAATAGACCTTCTTTTTTAAGCTGTTCAGCTTCTTTTACTGTTAATTTGCCCATTATTACTCCTTTTCCGTCATTTGTCTATAGACAACTGGATTCATCCCAGTTTCTTCTTCTAAAGCAAATGACATATAACTTGGGTTTATTGTTACTTGTTTGTTAGCAGTTGTTTTAAATACCATCATAGGTTTTCCATAGAGTTTCTTATATCCTTCAAATGCTACCTTGCTAAACTCTTTACCGTCATTAGTTCCTACGCTGTATTCACAACCTTCTACTAATATTTGTTCATTGTAAGTCGCTATCTCTCTCATTATTTTGCCTGCCTTTTTAATTTTGCCAATGCACCTTTGTAGTTTAATCCATGTATAGTCCCTTCATCTACCATCTTCGCAATCTCAGAACCTTTAGTTTCACTTATTTCACGAGCCATTAATATCATACTCTCTTTTTGGTCTGTAGTTAATTCAGTTTCTTCAATTTGATTACGATATATATCATCAGAAATATTCATGAACATATTAAATGCTTTCTTTATACAATCAGTATTAGCAGCTTTAATATCATTACCTAAATCTACATATTCATCAGAACCTCTCTTTTTCTGTATTCTATGAGAAGCTGTTGCATCTCCCCACTTATTTAAACCATTTTCAGTCCATGATAATCTACCATGAACTACATAGGCTTCTGTGCCAGCAAATTCAGTTTTAATTACTGTCCAACACCAATCTGGATAATATTTATTTGCCAAATCTCTCATATAAGAATATTCAACATATTCCATTCCATCAAATTTTTGTTTTACATATGCTTTTGGTGTTTTTACACTACTTACTATTTTATGATTTGTAGTTATTGATTCTAAAACTTCTACTGATACCATTCTATTTTCATTTGTTGTAGTAACAACAGCTAAATCACCTTCTTTTACATTACCAATCATGCTTCTGCCTCCTCTATTATTTTTCCTTTTTCAAATACTGGAGCTGCCCATCCAATAAGATTGAACAGTTCAGATATTGTTTCATTACTTAAAGTATCTAATAACTTTTTATGTAATCCTAGTTTTAACAATTCATTAATCATTGTTTCTCTGTCTTGTTTATGCATTTTTATATCCCATCACAATATAATCTTTTATATTGACAATAATTACATTCCCACTTTTCTATTGGAGCTACCATTTTTGTTCTTCCACCTGGGACTAATCCTATAGGAACTTCTTCATCTCTATCTTTTCCTAAAGCATCTATCAAATCCCACCAATAAGACTTTGTTTCTTCTATCCATAGATTATTTATTTTTTGAGCCCTTACCATTGAATCGTCTTTTTTATACCAAGTTAAAGACATTTCTACTCTTTTAGGTTCATGTTCTAATTGTTCCATTAACCCAATAGTATAAGTTGCAAGCTGCAAATAATAATTTTCAGAAGGACTTGTATCATATTTTCTACCAAATGTTCTTTGCCATTTATGACTGTGGGCACTTTTTATATCAGTAATATATAAAGTGTCTTCTTTTTCATCGTAAACAGCTAAATCTAAATGACCAACAACATTAAAATCTTCAAGTGTTACTTGATGTTCTACAAATAACTTTAAACCATCTGATTCAATTTCTTCTCTGTAAGATTCCATAGCATCAGCAATATCCTTATGTATGATGGTGCCGAGCCTGAGAAGTCTCATTGATTTTTCATCAGGCTCAGTACCTTCATACTCGTTAACATTGTAATATTGTTTACGATAACAAGAACCAGCTGTAGAAGCGCTAAAATACCCTTTAAATTTTTTATATTTTTCTCTGTGTTTGGATTGTTTGGCTAATAGAAATTTATGATAATGAAGCACCAAACTATTTTGTGTAGAATCATTGATTCCCATATTTTTTTCTCCTTTTTATTAGTGTAAATCTAACAATAATCGAGTTTAATTCCAAGAATTATAATTCTTTAATCCATAAATAGCGAACTTTTTATTGTTCATTTTTACCATTGTTGTTTTAATATCATATCCTTCTTTCTTAAGGTCATAAATAACAGCGGCCAATCGAAAGCATCCAAATTTTTCCAATGCATCTATTGGTGTTATTCCATAACCAGATTTAAGATGGTTTAATATATTTTCTTTTTGTGTTTTATTTTTCATTTTATTTTTCCTTTATTTCATCAAATGCTTTTAAAAATTCTTTATCACCTAATTTAGCAACAGAATCTCTCCATCCATAATCTCCAAAAAATTCTACTAAACCTTTTTCGTCTCCTGTTTCTAGCAAATATGCTAGTTCTGACATTTTACTCATTGTTATTTCCTTTTATCTGGTTCGTTAAATACCCTATTACAATCTCCACACTTCCATATTGGGCCATCTTTATTC